GAGAACGATATAGCTATCTTCGCTTGCTTATAGCCACCAGCATAGTCTTCAGTTGTATAATGGTCACGTCCTTCGGAACCACCAACGATTAACTTTATATTGTTATCTAATAGGTATTGCAAAGCTTTCTGTCTCTCTTCTCTACCTAAGCCATATGAACCAAAGAATAGGACATCAATAGTTCTGTCCACATTAGGATTGTGCCAAATCCTTGGGTCTTTAGGTACGTGCATATATTTAAAGCCAACACTCTCGGTATCTTCTTTGTTCGCAGTACCAAAGTTAGCAGTAGTGAATGGTGCTACAGTCTTTGCAATATCTTTTTGCTGTTGTGCTTCTAGGTCACCCCAAATTGTGATAATAGGTATGCCCATCATATTCAAGACTCTCAAAGTGTCTGGGTGCATAACTGTCGGATCAGAGCCTAGTGGCTTATAGACAATTAAAACAATAGCATCTGGTTTAATAGCATCTATTCGCTCAACCAAAGCTTGGTCAGGTCGCTTACCAGTGTGATAATAAAACTTATCAAAGTGAAAACGTGCTAACTCAACTAAGCCAGTCGATTCAAGTGATGCCCAGATATTTCCTTCCCATTCTGATATACCCATATTTGGGTTACCAGCACACCAATAGTCACCAATAAACATAACCACCGGCTTAGTTCTAGGCTGATTAAATTTTCTATATGTAAAAGAGTTATAACGGCCATCTTCAAAGTAATTGAATAGGACAAAAGCATCAGGGACATAAGTTATGGCATACTCGTCTTTGACCTTTAGAGCCATTTGTCCATCACCGATGTTCGATAGACCATATCTAAAATTCCTTAGAGCCTTACCTTTTATAATCATTTGCTCGCCACCTACACCAGCGATACGCATATTCTTTGGGTCAGCATAAAGGACATCAATGCTTTCTTCCCAGTGTCCCATTTGTTTCTCAAAGTCATCCCAAACGACATGTCTTGTTGGTCTATCAGACCTCTTCATTGATACACACACTACTTCTTCATCAGGTATCTTGTCAAAGAAACCATCTTCAACTGAATCATCATCACACAAAATCATATACTGAGTCTCAGGTTCTAGTCTTTCTTTCAAGAACTGATTGCATATCCAATTAGATTTACAACCACAATTCTCCGGTGGCTTTGGATACAACTTCACTGTGACCCAACTAGGGAAAGCATCTTGTAGTGTTTCATCATCAATTAAAACAATCCAATTAACCTTATCTTTTAAAACCTCAGACATTAATTCGATGTTCTCTCGTCTTTGGAATGGTGTATAAACTGTTATTTTTTTATTCATATTATAATTTAGATTTATTTATTAACCACGAGCTTGATTGAATCTTTCCTCCACCTATTCCATAAAGTAATTTTATTCCCAGTCTTTCACATATCTCTTTTTCTGGAACATTATCAGGCGTACTATCTCCACCTTTTAAGAAATAATCAGGTTTTATTATTTCTAATGTTTTTCTTACAGTCTGGTCTTTATCAACACAAGCGACAACTGATGAGATTGCTTTCAAGTTTTTAATTACTTCCATCCTTTCTTTCCAAGGCATAAAAGCCTTACCTTTTTTTCTTATTAAAAAATCATCAGAGTTAACAATAGCTACAACATCACCAAATTGATTAGCTGAGTTAAACATTTGAATATGTCCAACATGTACTGGATCAAATCCTCCAGAAACAACAACTATAGGTCTTTTTCTTTTTTTGTTAAAAGATGTAACATCTTTACATATTTTAATAAACTCCTCATTGTTTACAACATTCTTAGCTATATTTATTTCTCTATGTACCCATTGAACATTTCCTTCAACATAACCTAAATCATTATTTATCCTATCAAGCGAAGCTGTTGGTTTAAGTCTTTTTCTATTTGAAGATAAGGTAATAACTTTTCCACTCAAAGCACATCTTTTATTCTGTTTATTAAAAAGGTCAGAGGCATACTGTAAAGTTATATTAAAATCTAAATCTCTTGTTTTAGCACCTCTCTTTATTGAATTAAAATGATCTAACCCTAATGATCCGATTCCTCTCCATTTATTATCAAAACTTGTTTCTTTTTTATAACAACCACAACTAATTACACCTTTATGTTTTAAATTATTAAAAGGTGCAACGGTATATTTACCACAATCACATTGTAATTTCCATTTAGTACGTCCATCTGGATATTGACCAGCTATTTCTACAACAACAAGCCTACCAAATCTCTGTCCTATAATATTTTTTGCTCTTATCATAAGGTAATCATATCATAAAAAGACTGAAATAACCAGAACATCATATAAATGGATTATGAGTTATAACTGGTGCGACTTTACGTTGATGAGATGTTGGTACGAATTGTTTGGCGACATTATCTCCGACAACCATAGAATTGAAAGCATAGCGTATGGCATCCATAGCGTGATTATTAATTTCCATTGGGTCATTAATTATTCGTCCATCCTTATCTGTAGTCCAAACATAGTTACGATATTCTTTTATCAAATTGACTGATCGATTAGTTACTGAAATCCTTTTACCTTGAACTAACTGTATACCTTTATTAACTGACCCAGGACCTTTGATTGCCTGGACTATGTTTAATCCATACAATCGAAGCTCATCAATGGACTTAGGCTCAGCACTATCAGCAATTACTAAAGCTTTCTGCTCTTGGACATTGATAGTGTCAGCAATAATTTTGTTTAACATACCCTTTTGATAACAAACTTCGTCAAGGATATAACCGTTATCACAATAATATATAGCCACAATAGCTGTCGGATCATTGGTATAACCAAAGTCTAGTCCATAACGTTCAAGTCGTGCATTGAATGGTACTTCATCTATTATCTGCCATCCTTTAAAGATACGAGTTTCAATCTCTCCAAGCTGTCCTAAACCATAAACTTGCCACCACGCTTTGTTATTCTTGTGTGATTCTATTTCAGTAATAGTAATTTCATCAAGTGCTTCATTGTCTTTATAAGTCAAAGTTATAAATGAAATATCTTTACGATTAGGTAGCATCTCAGTATAAAACCAAAACTCCTCGCTCGGGTTCCAGTCAAGCCAAACTATCTCTCTGGTACGAGTAATTAGCTGGTCAACAATTTTGTATTCCAAGTTGTTTGCTTCATTAACAAATAGCACATCACGCCTTGGTCCGTGTGCTTTACCATAAGTATCAACGGACATAAAGCGTATCTTATTACCAGTTTCAAAAGTATATTCATGCTTAGTATCGTGCCATCGCTCATCGTTCCAATAGTTACGGTCCTTCATGATAGTTTGGAAATCAAGCATTGCCCCGGTCTCTAAGTGTGGAAAAGACTCTGATACAATATGTACCAGTTTATCACGTTCTTGTTTTACTTGTGAATAGTTAATCAACCAAATAAGAATAGAAATAGTTTTGGAAGCAGCCGTACCTCCAGCGACAGCACGAATACGCTTATCCATATCAAATATCTTTCTAGTGGATGTGGTATCTTGAAATGTAAACTTATTTTTTAAAACTTCCATTGTATATAGGAGATGGTAAATCCTTGCCGTTGGTGGTCATATCTATTTTGTCACCATATTTCTTTGGTTTCATTTTGGACATTGACCATTTTATATTATCAGCTTTAAGCTTAAAACCACTAACAACAGCATTGGCAGCCTTCGGATCTGATTCATGTGCTGCTTCAATTGCATCGTCACCAATTTCAAGCAACATTTCACTGTGTGCCTCAGTTCTTTCTTCAGTAGCTCGCGCGTATTGCTCGCGAAATGTTTGATTATCAGCTAACCAACGAAAGATAGTTGCACCATCTGGACACCAATCATTTAAACAAACAGTTCTTAATGATTTACCTTGAGATAATTCAAAACATATTTGTGCTCCTAATTCTTGTGTATATTTAGATGGTCTTCCAACTTTTGCCATACTTACATTATATCATAAACTCGCTTTAAAGTCACCAACTGACTATCAACCTTTCTGTTTTCCTCCAACCATGTCCTAGCGGCATCGTTAAAATTCTTTCTAACATCAGGATGTTTACACATTAATTCAATCGCATCTTCCCAGTCTCCGTCTTTAACCAACACGCTAGTTGCCTCATTTCTATATGGTGCCACATCAGATGCCAGCGCCACTGCACCAGCCAAGGTATACTCCATAGCTTTACAAGCACTTCGACACCTATTAAATGGTGTATCCTTTAATGGACACAAGCCTATATCCAAAGACATGTTTATCAAAGACGATGGATACTTATCATAATCAACATAAGATACCCATTCAAATTCCATTCCCTCCAAAGCTTTATCTAACTCTTCTAATTGTTTCTGAGCTAATAGTGGCGCTGTATATCTAAAATCTTTATACCAACTCTTATAGTCAGCCATACCAAAACCC